CTTGAGTGTAAGTGGGACGCTAAAAGCGATCGAATATACTCAGAATGGAAAAAAATACCCAAATAAGGCTTGACATTTACATTATAATATGTAATAATGTAATAGTTAATAAGAGAGCCAGTTTATGATAAATTATACAAATTTGTGATAAATATAAACGTTAAAAGCATAATTGGAATTATGTTTTTATCAAGGCAAAAAACAACAAAGGCACATAGGAGGCACACATCATGGCAACATTAGCCGATATAAGAGCTAGGTTACAAGCTCAAGAAACACGCCAATCAGGCGGTAACACAGGTGGCGATAACGCTATCTACCCTCACTGGAACATCCAAGAAAACGAAAGTACTACATTAAGGTTTCTCCCTGACGGAGATTCTGCTAATACTTTTTTCTGGGCAGAACGTCAAATGATCCGTTTACCTTTTCAAGGTATAGCAGGTGACGTTAACAGTAAACCATTAACTGTACAAGTTCCTTGTATGGAAATGTGGGAACCAACGGGTTCATGTCCAATTTTAACTGAGGTTCGTCCTTGGTTTAAAGACAGCTCACTAGAAGACATGGGTCGTAAATACTGGAAGAAACGTTCATACGTTTTCCAAGGGTTTGTAAGAGAGAATCCTCTACAAGAAGATTCACCCGAAAATCCAATAAGACGATTTATTATGGGGCCACAACTCTTTAATATTATTAAAGCAAGTTTAATGGATCCAGAAATGGAAGAATTACCTACTGATAGTACAGCAGGGTTAGACTTCCGTGTAACTAAAACAACCAAAGGTGGATATGCTGATTATTCAACTTCTAAATGGGCAAGAAAAGAAAGTGCTCTATCTGAAGCTGAAGCAAAAGCAGTTGAAACAAATGGGTTATTTAACTTAAATGATTTCTTACCTAAAAAACCTTCAGAAGCTGAATTAAACATTATTAAACAAATGTTTGAAGATAGTGTTGATGGCAAGGCTTACGATACTGAGAAATATGGTGCTTATTATCGTCCGGCAGGAGTTAGTGCTCCAAATAAAGGTAACACTTCTAGAACAACGGCAACACCGTCTCCCGCTCCGGCTGTGACGACACAGCCAGTTGCCCAAGCTACAACAGAAGCAGTTACTACAGCACCGACTACGCCACCAGTTACTGAGCCAGTTCAAACGGCTCCAGCAACTCCAGTGGCAACGCCAACTGAAAGTACTTCGGCAAAAAGAGCTGATGATATTCTAGCAATGATTAGAGATCGTCAGGCGAAGTAGTGTTAAGTAAGAATGGGTGTAACGGGCTTCGGCCTGTTACACTTTTTAATAAATCGACAAGGAAGGTAGATAATGGCAAAACCATTCGACGTAAGTAAATTTAGAAAAGATATAACAAAGTCCATTGATGGATTAAGCATTGGATTTCATGATCCGACTGATTGGATCAGTACAGGTAATCATTGTTTGAATTATCTAATTAGTGGAGACTTCAACAGAGGTGTACCATTAGGAAAAGTAACAGTATTTGCTGGTGAATCAGGAGCAGGTAAAAGTTATTTTGCGGCAGGAAACATTGTAAAACACGCTCAAGAGCAAGATATTTTTGTAGTATTAATTGACTCAGAAAATGCTCTAGATGAAACTTGGTTACAAGCATTAGGTGTAAGCACAGATCCTAGCAAACTCTTAAAATTATCAATGAGCATGATTGATGATGTAGCAAAAACTATTTCAACATTTATGAAAGATTACAAAGCAATGGAGGCTGAAGAACGCCCTAAAGTGTTATTTGTAATTGATTCATTGGGTATGTTATTAACACCAACAGACGTAGATCAGTTTGAAGCAGGTAATATGAAAGGTGATATGGGTCGTAAACCTAAAGCACTAACATCTCTTGTTCGTAATACTGTTAATATGATTGGTGCTTATAACGTTGGCATGGTATGTACTAACCACACTTATGCTTCACAGGATATGTTTGATCCTGATGATAAAATTAGTGGCGGTCAAGGATTTATATACGCTTCATCTATTGTAGTAGCTATGAAAAAGCTAAAACTAAAAGAAGATGAAGATGGTAATAAAATTAGCGATGTTCGTGGTATTCGAGCAGGGTGTAAAGTAATGAAAACGAGATATGCTAAACCGTTTGAAGCAGTTCAAGTTAAAATTCCATATGAAACTGGAATGAATCCTTACAGTGGATTACTTGAAATGTTTGAAAAAAATGGCGTTGTCGTTAAAGACGGCAATAAGCTCAAGTATACTACACTTGCTGGAGAAGAAATTAAAGAGTTTCGTAAGCAATGGACAGCTGAAAGACTTCAAGTTGTTATGGCGGACATAGAAAAAGGTGTTGCTGATATTACAGATGATAATATAAGTAGCATTGAGGAAGAAATTCCTGAAGAAGCTATTAACGATACGGAGTAAAAATGATTGACCAAGACTTTACGGACATCATAGTCGAAACTTGGAAGACTATAGTTGAGTATATTCCTGAAAAGGATAGAGCAAAAGCGGCCGAACACTGGATACAAACATTAAGTGATAACGGCATTGACGAAGATACATTAGATGCTTTAGCTGAATCAGATGATATATTTGACGAATTTGTCAAAGAGGCAAAAGACGATCCTTTGTACGAAGAAGCAGAGGATACATACGGCGACGATGACGAGGAATACAATTAATGGCTAACTGGTATTCAAAAGTAATACACGATTTAAGTAAGTTACCTGATTTTCTTGACTACTATGAAAGTGAACTTAAAGAAGCAAGATTTGAGTCAGGGATATCCGGTAACATCGAAACTAACTTAAAAAAACTACCAGCACAAACCGAAATAAGATTTAGCCAGCTTCAAGAAATCGAAGCTGTGCTAAACTTTATGAATATCCAATTAAGAAAAATAAGACGTAAACACTTTAAGAACTACTTAGAAAGTTATGCTAGAGCATTGTCTACAAGAGATGCTGAAAAGTATGCTGATGGTGAAGATGAAGTGATTGACTTTGAAACATTAATTAATGAAGTAGCATTATTAAGAAACAAATACTTAGGTATTTTAAAAGGACTTGAAGCGAAACAATGGCAATTAGGCCATATAACTCGTTTGAGAACAGCAGGTATGGAAGATGTTAGCTTGTAATAAAGCAAATAAATTGTATAAAGAGTGGAAAAGTGATCAATGGGCTAATACTGATAGCAAAGATCACAATATGTATTTCACGTTAAAGATATTAATGGATGATATGTATAGAGTACTAAAAGAATACGAAAGAGTTAACACACCATCAAAGCTACACACATTAATAACAAAATATAAAAAGGCTAGCGAATATTTTGATAACTATAAGTATCAATCAATGTTAGCAGGAATCAAACATGGACCTATTACTAAATAATCACCAAACAAGAGGACTTCATTCATTGAGGTTCTTATCAGCACTAGACGATCACCCAGAAATGATGGAAAGTATTGGAACTGTCTTAGACATTGAATCCGGTATTGGATTAGATTCAGAGTGGTGGGCTACTAGAGTAGATAAAGATCAAGAAAATCCAAAGCCTTTAGAAATTGATGTTACAGCTTGTAGCAGATCTGACGAGATGAAACAAGAAGTAAAAGACATGGATCGTGTTAACTACATTAGAACTACTAAGAATTTTTGGGAACAGTTTCAAGGCGAACAAAAATTTGATGTACTTTGGTGCCATGGTGTACTTCACAAGTATAATAACTTTTACGAAACATTAAATCAGATGAATACATTACAAGATAAAGACGGCTTATTGTGTATTACTGTACCTAGAATTAATAATGTATTCTATGGCGACCCTGATTATAGAGTGTATTCAGACTGTCATACAGATATTAACATTGTAAATTTAATTTATGGATTAGCTTTAGCAGGGTATGATTGTAGAGATGCTTTCTTTTTACAAGAAAAAAACAGCAATCTAGTTAATGCTATTGTTTACAAAAATTCAGATAATACATATGGTATTAACGAAGTAACACCTTATGATTTAATGGAAATGGATCGTTTACCTAATTCAATGATAACTCAACTTAATAAGTTTGGTTATATTTCTAATAAGAATTTGTTGTTGAGTTGGATAGATGGTACTCTAATAGACTACTCCACAGTCTAGTCCAAGGGAGACCTTCCCTTATTTCTTCTACAGTCCATTCAGTATGTGCTAACTCAAGTAGCCATTGTTCTCTATTAGGACGAGCTTTATCTAAATTTTTAGGATGTACACTAACAGGATAAGTCAAACTATCTGGTCCTGTCCAAGCAGGTACACCATTAATAGTAGCCTCCATTGCC